ACGCGCTGCCTTCGATGATGTAGCCGCCGCCAGCACCTCCGCGAAGTCTCGGAGGGAACATCCCTAACGTCATTGTTTATGCGCCCTCTGCTGTCGGGTTTGATGGCCAACCATCGTCGATGTTTACTGCTCTAATGGCGTCAACATCAGCAGCAGCGTCAATCTGCGCCTCCAGAACCGCCTGTTGCGTATAGCAAGCATCAACATGGTCACCCACCGCTGTTGCCATGGCGTCGAACTTTGCCTTGTTCAAGGTAACGACAGAATTGTCTGCCATGCGCCACGATTGATCGGCGGCACCCTTTTTGTCTGTGCGGACAACCGCGCCCGTTAGCTTGGCCTGACTTCCCGCATCTGTTTGGATGACATGCGTGGTTTCGCCGTCAACCCACTCAGTGCCGCCAAACTGAACCTGATCTCGCTTAGCCTTCACCTTCCGCTTTGCCTCGGATTGCGCCTGTTCTAGCGGGATATCCAAAACTGCCCTGGTCGCAGTAATCGTGTCCCCACTAACGCTGTACGAGACGCCTCCAGCCTTTTGGTATTCCCCTGGCGTTGGCCCCACTTCAGCGTAGTTGTACAGGTCGAGATCAGGGTTGGCGCTAATCTTCCCCGTCATTACCGAGCCATCCGGGAGGGTGTACTTCTGCCGGTTTCCACTGCCGCTTACCTTGGCCTTGCGCGGCGATCCATTATTCCAATGATAAAGAGCCATGATTAAACCGCCTGTGTCACTTCGAGGTATGTGTTTGTGTTGTGCTTGCGGATCGTCAGGACGTTAACTGTCGAGGCAGTCGTACTCACCGTGCCGCTAATTTCATTAAACCCAGACAGGGTCAGCGTGTACCCGCCAGTCCCGTCAATCGTGAACTCCAGTTCGATGTACCCGCTCTCGGTATCGTCCGGTGCGGTGAGGGTGAACGAACCCGTCATCGTAGCGTGCTGGATGTTGCCGTTGGCGATCTTGAGAGTTGTGGCCGAGCTCAAGTTGCCCAGATTGTAGCTATCTGCTGCAGCGCCGCTATTCAATTCGACGACGCCGTCTCCCTTCGCCTCAAGCCGTAGGTTGATATTCGTGTCGCCCCCCAGGGCCTTCAGGTCAACTGGAACACCTGTGGCTGAATTCGTTAAGTCCAGGTAGTTGACGGCAGAGGCTGCCGTGTTCATCACGACCATCTCGTTACCGTTGGTGTCATTGACCTGGGCAATAACAGGCGTGGTGAGAGTTTTGTTGGTCAGAGTGTCCGTCGTGTCTCGGCCAACAAGCGTGGTAGTCGCTGTCGGCAAGGTCACCGTGCCGCTATTCGAGATCGTCGAAATGACAGGCGCTGTTAAAGTTTTATTGGTCAGCGTTTGCGAGCCAGTAGTCGTGACAATGGCCACGCCACCGATAGTCGGGGCCGTCGTGAAGTTGCTCACCGGCTCAACGACATTTGTTGCGTCGCAATATACCAACATGCGAGCCCCATTAGGAATGCTCACTCCAGACCCGCCGCTAGTCTTTACGGTAACCGCGTATCCGCCGGACGTGTTGTTGTAAACGAAATACCATTTACTCGACGTGGGGACGACAAGATTTCTGGCCGCTGTGAGCGTCCCGCCAATCGACAACACAGCATGACGCGCTTCATCGTCTGTGCCGTTAGCAGTGCTAATCGCATAGTTTGCGCTGTCGTCGTGAGTAATAGAAGCCGTCCCGGAAATGGACGATTCGATCACGTCGTATTGGGTGTTTGTCGTTGTGCCCCAGGTTCCAGTCTGCTCCCCGGTGCCAATCTTCTCAATGCGAAGCTCGCTCGTGTATGTGCTTGCCATCTAAATGCTCCTACGCGATCTCTATCCAGCCAGGGGTCTGTGAGGGTGAAACGTCCATCCAAGATGGGGTTTGAGTTGTATCCACCTCGCCCCAAATAAACTCTTCTCCAGTCGCGCCTGTAGCACTAAGGCCGTCAGGGTAAACAATAACTGACGACACGAATGTGGCTGAGCCGACTTGGCCCGTGGCTGAGGCCCCTGTCGCACTTGCAACAACCCGTAGTGCGACCGCAACGCTCCCTGGGGACCCTGTAGCGGCCTCTCCAGTAATCCCGACAGCAGCCCCCGCAGCCACCGCAACGCTTCCGACCTGCCCTGTGCCAGCCTCTCCAGTAACCGAGGTGATTGACGCCGCAGTAACAGCGACTGTGCCGACTTGGCCTGTGCCAGCCTCGCCCGTGACAGAAAGGATGTTATTGGTGACAAGGGCTTCTTCACCGACGCTGGCTGTAGCGGACTCTCCGGTTGCGCTGACTGTTGCCCCAAGGGCAACGCCAACATCCCCGACATTCCCAATGGCCGACACGCCAGAAACCGATACTGTCGCGGCAGCCGTAGTCGTAACCGATCCGACACTTGCGGTCGATCCTTGCAGTGCATTGCCTTCGCTTTGGCCGAACGGACCCTCGCCCCAACCTCGGAGAGAACTATTCCACCCTTCGAAGGCAACAACTGCATCAGTCACTACGCAATCCGGATAATGGCATTACTCGCATCAGCGGTCGGGAATTGGATCGTAAAGTCCCCCGCCGTTGATGTTTTGTCGGAACCGAAGTCAAGCACCACAACAGCCGGGTCACCTGCTGCCGTGTCGTTGTAGATCAACGCGCCACGAGCGGTAATGGTTGCTGCTGACCAAGTGGTGTCCGCAAAGTCAGTGTAAGCGGTCGTGCCAGACGTGGTCGGCGTGACGTTGGTCAGCGTGTTGCCCGTTGCAGTATAATTGGTTCCGGAGACCTCGTTCGTCGCGGTGTACGCCGTTGTCGAGGCCCCCAGGGTGGCGCTAGAGGTGTATAGGGCGCACTTAAATGTATTGCCAGTGCTGTTGGTGAAGTCGTGGGTGCCCGTTAGAAGCTCTTGCTTAAAGCTGGTGCACATTGCCTGAGTAATCGCCATCTAAAGTCTCCTGACTATTTCTGCTGCTACCGAATGACCCTCTTTCTCAAGGGCCGCGATCATCGTTGTGCGCTCGCTCTGTTGACCTCTTGCAATATAATCCGTCAATATATACCTGAGTTTTTCTTTGAACGCTAGAACTTGATCCCTTATTTCGGGCGGCATCTCCCCCGAAACATTGATGATTTTTCCCAATGCAAGGTCAGCCAGTTCTTCTGGAGAATGCCCTCGGCCAGTCGTCGTCGCCACCAAAACATTGCCAACCTCACCGAAACTCAGGCCCATCATTGGACAGGCATCCTAAACTGCCCGCTTCTATATGCGTCCATGCGGTTTTTCCCGTCGCCAAGGTTTTTCAAAAGAACGAGGCTTTCTTGGAATTGCTTTTCATAGTTTGCGATAAGGTCTTGCTCGCCCTTCATAAAGGTGTATGCCTCAATTAATGAAGCATAAAGGAGCGCCCTCTCGGCGTTGTCCCCAAGCCAAGACGTGGCGTTGTCGACAATGCTCCCAGGCTCCGCGAAGTAATGGAGTTCAACCGAATACCCGGTATCCGGCGTTGGCCCTAGGATGAAAGTATCCTCGTCGAAAATTGCGTAAAACCTAGGGAGCCCTTCAGTCGAAGCAGATGGGTATGCCTGTCTGATAAAGTTGACGTCCTTGTTGAGGAGATAATTCGAGTCCCCAGAGCCGTCAGTCACAGAAAGAGAAAATACTGACAGGAAGTCGCTAGGGGCTGTTAAGTATTGATTGCTCGCCGTCAATGTTCCGGTCGAGTTGCGGCGGATAACAGGAAGCTGGACAGCATTGCGGAGCCGCTCCTCAGCTTGCCTGATGAACGTATCGATTTGCGAGACGAATGTCGTCTCCGTGTTCGCCGTGTAATCCTTAACGGCCTGTGTCAACTGCGTGTAGTTCATCAGTGGCACCTAGTAAAAGTTTTTCCCTTAGTCGCCGCGCCCGCACCCTTCATCGTCTTCTTTTGGGGAGGAGTTCCCCGCTTAACGAGGTTGCTGCCTGTCTTGTATGAGTTCTTTGCCATTTCGGCCTCCTAGCTAGTAACAACTGTTACGGTGCCCACTGCGCCCGTCGCCTTTAAGTTGGAATGCCCGACAGGCCTCCATCCAAAAAAACCTCTGCTTCGAGCCTCTCCGGTGTCTGGGCGCGGGTCCCGCAGAGCCTGTGGATCGTGGACTTTAAAAGTACCAAGGCGGAGTTGAGGGTGGTCAACATCCTTGCAGTCCATGCAAACGCGGAGGCCATTCCTTCTTTGGTTCTCCATCTCGTACTTAAGGTCTGCCAGGGGGTAGCGGAACCCACACCTGTCGCAGAACCCAAACGCATGAGACCCTTTTGCATAATTAACCGACATCCACGTAATCCGACAGCGGAGTAAACACTAGGTTTGCTTTTTCACGATCCTCGTAGGCCGCAAGCTGGAATTGCTCTTCATATATCGCCTTCAAGGTCGGGACCCTCGACGAAAGCTCGGGCCGCTTCATGGCTATATGATAGGCCAGCCCAGCGACAAGAGCCGGGAGGAAACGGGCCGGGATGTCATAGTTGTTGGTGTTGGCGCTCCCAACATCCTCAATCCGGCGGATGCGCCAGTACACCAAAGTGTAGCTGTCGTCTGGAACGGGCCACAGGGTGATTTCCGGAGCGTCTCTTTGCCGGTCAATATATATTTCTGTAGGACGACCTTCGCTAAGCTTGTTTGTCCTGGAGGCGTATGTCGATACAGAAACCCTCGTCAACGAATAGTCAGTTTGGGAAGTCGTCCCAGCCCCGCTTGCAAGGCGAATAACATGCTCAGTCAGATCAATTGTGTCTCCAGGGAGTGTATAAGTCGCCGTTGAAGCGGTAAGAGCCTGGGTGCCCTCTTCAATTGTCCAAAGGTTAATCCCTTGGTTCGCCCATTCAAGGCCAAGGAGGTGCATGGACCGCCGCAGAGTGCGCAGATCGTAGCCGGATCGGAGCTCCGTCCCGGCCCGCTCGAAGGCCTCCTCCGCAATCTGGAGGATATCCATGTTATATGTGGCGGTTCCTGAAGTGGCCATTATTTAACGCTCTTCTGTCCCTTGCAGCCCCAGGCCTTCCTGCGAGCTTTCACCTTTGGTGTTCTTTTTTGACTTACAGTCCTTGCGCAATATGCGTCCCCACGCTTCGTCCCCGGATGCGATATCCGTCTATGGGTCTTCCCGCTGCTGTCCTTATACGTGGTCCCGTCCGCGTACTTCTTGTCAGCTTTAGACTGGGACATCTTCTTGCTGCGCATTACATACCTCTCCGCGCCTTCCGAGGATTGCAGCGCCTTACCACGCCACCCTTCGCCATCTTCTTGGCCTTCTTCTCATCGCCCATCAAGGGGAGGCCGACTTGATCTGCCTCATATTTCTTGATCTGTTCCCGAGCGGCGCGGTGGTCCATTTGCTGCTGTCCGAGAATATGACCAGGAGATCGTGTCTCAATGGCATAGTCCTCATCCGGGTTCCCTTTAGCCAAGCGACGGTTGAGCTTGTATCCTGGGACGCCAGAGCCCCTCTTACTCTTCTCAATCTTCTCTCGAAGTTTCTTTTCATCGCTCAT